ATCCCATTTGAAGCAAATATTCGCCGTTTCCACCTTTTAAAGTTCTAATATGTTGATGTAAAGTTTTGCGGTTAAACATCCAAGCTAAATTATATCCAGCTTTAATTTCACCTTGAACTCCAAATAAACAATCGGCACTTAAAGCATTAGCAATTCCACTTGCATAAGCTGATACAGATGCGTTAGTTAATAACCCCTGAGGTTGTTTTACTCCAGTTCCTGAAATGAAACTCAATCCTTCACCTTCTGCAATTTTAGTAGCAGTCATTAAAGAAATTTGTGATTTCATATCAAAAAGACTGTCATCAATCATTTCTTGAGTTATTTCAATTTTAATTCCACCTTTATTAACAAAGATTTCTTCGCTACCGTAAGTTGAACCTGATGCAGAAATTGACTCACCTTCGCCCAACCAGACAAAAGAAGGCAATCCTGTTTCTTTAGGGACTGTAATTGATTTTCTAGTTGTTGGAACAACATTTGCGTATTGTCTAACTGGAGAAATTTCTGTAATATTTTTAATGATTTCATTAACATATTCAGTTGGAGCTAAATAGCCACCATTTGGATTTGAATCAGTTCTTAAATATTTTGATTCTTCTGTTGATTTAAAATCTTTTTCTCCTGTTGACAAAAGAATTTCAAAAGCTTTTAACTCTTTAGTTTTAGCTTGTTTTTCTTCTCCACCAATTCCTCTTTTAAGGTCGGCTTCAAGTGAATTATAGCGAGCTTCAAGTTCTTCAATCTTTTTAGATTTTTCGTTAAGCTCTCTTAATTTAGCTTGATTTTTTTCTTCTTGTGAATCAAGAAGTTTATTGATTTCTGATTTTTGTTCAGGCGAAAGTTTTTTTGTTTCGTCTCTTAGAGCGTTTAACGCTTCTAAATGTTTTTGTTCAAAGTCTGACATATTATTTATTTTGAATTAATAAAATTATTTAAATCTGTGATGATTTTTTGTTTTATATCAGCCTCTCGCTGATTTTTTTCCTCAACTTCTCGTTGCGTAGAAAATTCTTTTACTTTGCTTATCAAAGTTTTTGCTTCTGAGTTTGACAAACCCATATCTTTTAAAGATTGCTCAATATCTCTTATTGATTCCATTGATTTAAAACCACTTACTAATGCTTGTGGATTCATTGCTTTGGTTACTAATGATACTTCGTATAATTCAATTTCTTTAATCAATCTAATTCCTTTATCCATCTCTGAATCTCTAGTAAAGAAACCAATTGACATTTCACGAATCGAACCCACTTTCATTTGCGGAATAATGCGACCAGAAACAAGGGTATCACTCTTAGGAAGGATTGCTTTAATATATAGCCCTTTTTCATCTTCGTTAAGCTGAATTGATTTACCAACTGGCTCGCTCATTTGATGTTGCCAAAGCACTGGAACAGAAGAGTTTTTAGCAAGTGAAGCCATAAATGCACCTTTCATTATTGCATCATCGCCAAAATCTACATTGCCAAAAGTTGAAGCATAGCCATCGAAGGTAAAATATTCTTCATCTTCTTGAATACCCTTTACTTCAAATGGAAGTGATTTAATTTCTTTTTTCATTAAAAAATAATTTGCTTTTAAAAAATGTATTTGTATTTTTATGCTATTTGTAAAGAATCTTCAACGGGAAAAACCATGATTAACGGCGAGAAAATTGATTTAAACATCAAATTTAATGGGGGCTACTATTTGCTCAGATGGATTTTGAAAAAATATAAAAATGAATTACCTTATAACGGGCAAATAAAACAATTTGCAATACAGAATAATTATAATAACGGAGCTTGTGACCAGTGGAGAGATTACGGAGTTGGCAATCGAGTTTGGAATATATTACATAAAGATTTAACAATTCTATATTTAACAAATAAAATCGAAATCGCCAATTTATTTGAGCTGGAGAAAATGCACGAGGCTTGGAAAAAAGACGATACAATTTCAATTAATGATTATAAATAACTATGATTACTACTAAAGAACCTAAGTGGGATAAATTTGATATAATTTACATTATAATGCTTGCTTCTTTAATTATTCTTATTCCTTTTGGTTTTTTTTTAACAAAATAAGATTCAAAAAGAAGCGATAATAATTGATTGCAAATTATTGAGTCGTAGTTTTAAAGGCTCGACATTAGAAATAAACCCAGTTCCCGTTGTTGGCATGGGAATGAATGGCGGTGCTAATGTTGGGGTTGGATTAGCTACTAGTGGTCATGGCAAAGAATATATTTCGTCATTTGATTGCGGTAATTACGGCATCTTAATTTCTGATGATAAAGAAATTTTTAGGCAAGCTAAAGAGGATAATAAACTAACTGTTTATTTTGGATATAACGATTATAAAATTTTAGGTATATGATAAATTTAAGACTAGCGGAATACGATTTAGAAACTGGGAAATTTAAGAGGTTTTTAGAGCTTGGAAAAGATTTTGGATATTATGGGAATTTTATTTTAGTATCAAATGACCTCTCTCAAAACTTTGCAGAAGAAAATACCCCAATTTCTGAATCAGAGCAAGATGGAAGTTGCGGGTCAATACCAAGTTCCGTAGTTAGAGTTTTAAAAGACATAAAAGACCCCCTAAAGCGTTATAATGGCTTGTATGATGGGTTTACATATGGAAATGGAAGATTTGTATTGATGGAATCTGATTTAACATGAAAAGAAAAAAACCACCGTATATATATAATCCTTCAACTAACGAATTTCTACTTAATATTAGAAAAGAAGTTGAGGATTATGAAAGAGGAAGAAAATATCAGTTATATTTTTTGGGAATTATTGCAATCGTAATAATTATTCTTTTAGCTTATCAACAATTCTCTTAGCCCAATCTCTACCAGTATCACCGCCCCATAAGTCCCAAGCTATTCGCCAAGTTGTCGGCTCGCCATCTCTAAATTCGTAATGTGTTGAGCGATAGTTGCCGTGTCTCGAGAAAAACGAGTGCATTCTTTTTACTGTTCTTTCAGTTAAATTTTCTTTGTTTTTTAATTGATTAGCCCTTGCAACTCCTACTAATGTCCCGCCCCTTCCATATTTTGCACGCCATTCTAAAGCCCTAGAGGCAATATTTGCCATCTCATCAGTTGGTTTGTAGGTTTCCGTTGCTTTAACTGACATTGATTTATTACCAAATCGATTAGAATAATCAACAATGCACCTACATCCAATAGATTCCTCCGCTGGTAAATTCGGGTCTCTTGGAAACTTAGCTTTAAACCCACCAACGATAAAATCATCATTAATACCAACTTGTTGAAAGTCGGCACTGGCATGAGTGGGTCTAGTTTTCATGTCAAGAATTGCTACCCAAGTTTTTAAAACTTCAACGGGTTTATTGTCAATCTCCAATTCCTGTTCATCAATAATTTGAGCCTCTTCTTGCCTTGTCCATGCCTCGGTTAATCCAACTACTTGCGAAGCTATTAACTCGCTTCTTGCTTGCCTTCTATCAAGTAAGTTAATCTTAACATTTCTTGCAATAATTATCCATTCTGGCAAAGCTTTTTGATTGTTAAACTTTAATTCCTCTTGTCTTATTGCTAAATCAATTTCTTTTGCGTTTGTTTCTGCGATATATTTTGCTTGCTCTTCGCTTTGATTTGCAATAAAAAATGTTGATGATTCTTTAAATTGTGTATTTATTTCTTTTAGCTTGTCTTTGACATTCGGATCAGTGATTTCTTTTATTTCTAAATCTATACCAAAATTTAAACCTTTTCTTTGTAAATCTTCTCGCAAGTCAAAACTAAATTCTCTTACTGTCTTACGCATCATGTCTCTTATTTCTTTTAGAAACTCGGGGTAATAATTATTAGCTAATTCTTTCGCATTTACTGAGCCATTTTTGCGGTAAATACTTTCCGCATCATTTGCCATATTTCTAAAGATAACCCGCAAATCAGGAATTGAATTGGCTTCTAATTTACGCTTGCGAACATCAATTTCCATAAAATTCTTTAGCTTTTAATTGGATATAATCATTGGTGTAAAACTTCCCGCCGTCTTGATGTTGTTGAGCTTTCATTATTTTAATAAACTCACTCTTAGCAACTGGATTATTTCTATTGTCGTCCGTGTAAATATCTCTGCCCGACTCAATTAAATTAGCTGGTCTGTAAATAATATCTCCGCCGTCAATTGCTTCAAATCCTGTGATACTTCTAATTTCGTTATCAGTATATTTACCAATCTGACTTAGGATTTTAGCATTTTCATATTTTCTCGCTTCTAATGCTTCAATAGCTGATTCATCAAAGTAAAACTCTAAGTCCTGAGCGTTTGGATATCTTGATAATAATTTTACTGATAAAAATTTTAATAATCTTTTTAAGATTGGCAAAACCGCATTATCATAAAACAAATATTTTGAAGCGTCCATGTTGGAAAAAGACATATTGTCGGGGCTAATCATCGGCAAAGGTATTTTAACCGCTGAATAGCAAGCTTCCGCACAACCTTTTTTTAATGTTGGAAAGTCCATGTCTTTTGTTGACTCTGATAATTGAATCCAATTGAAATCGCCACCTAAAAAAGCTGGCTCTCCTGCGTTTTTTGCTCCTGATAATTTGTTTTTAATTGTAGATTTTAAGCCATCAACTTGCTCTTGACTTAAATCATTGTTGCCTTTGTAAGTAATAATTCCGCTTGGTCTTGCTTGGTTTTTTAGCATTGAATAGTTGTGAACGCTTGCTAAAATATATTGTTGAATCTCTAATTGACAACCTGCATAAGCTGATATTCCAATTAAATTCGATGATGAGAATTTTGGATTATAACTTCTTAAATGGAGTAATTCATTTTTTTTAGAATCAATGAATCTTTTGTCATAATCTCTGCGGTAAATACAATTAGTGTTGGTTGAGTTCCAACTATATTCACCCGCATAACCATCTTTTGTATCTTGTTGAATAATTATGTCTTGCGGGTTGATGGTGTTTAATTCAACTGGTTTTTTTTCGCCAATAATATTAATATAACTGTTTCCCGTCAATAAATATGCTGAGGCTAATTCTTGCATGAATAGTTGACCATCAACAAATGGATTCGGATTTCTTAAAAGCTTTAGTGCATCGTGTTCATAAGTGAAATCGCCGTTTTTATTTTTTAAAACAATATCAATTGAGCCAATGGCTTCGGCAATCATTTTAGTTGCTGTAAAAACTGGGCAAGCTTCTAAATAGAAATTAATAAATTCACTGGGGTTTGTTGTAGCTGAGTAATTATCATCACGACCAAGAAAGTAATTAAAGAATTTTAGTTCGCCTTTTTTTTTAAAGAAATTCCATTGCATGCTAAAAAAATTGATTTTATTTTTAATAATAACTTTTGTTAATAAAAAATAAACACTAAAAACAAGGCTTTAAAAACTAATAATTTGTTTTTTCTCGAATAATCCAATTTTGCAAGCATCAATAAAAGTATCTACAAAATCATCGTGAGCGGAATTATTAAAAGATAATAACTCTTCAACTAAATCATTAAACCCTTCGATTTGATTATTAAATATAACATTAGGAGTAGTTATATTTAAACAAGGAATAATATTATTAGCTCGCATTACTTTATCGCCATCTCTTGGCAAAGTTTGTTTAATCATTTGCTCGCTTGGAACTGGTAAGCCATCTTTGCGATATTGTTGCAATAAATAAGTTCCGTGAGCCTTATCTTCAATCCAGATATATCTAAATCCATAACCAAGCTTTGGCATAATCCATGGTCTAATCCAGTTATCAATTTCAACTGAATTTATTTTTTTTCTTTTAGAATCAATAAGATATAATTTTTTATCTAACACGCCCCAATAACTAAAACAAGTAAAGTCATTATGTTGCTTGTCTTTATAAGCTAAATCTGCAGTCATGAAAGTATAATCAAATTTCTCGGGCAATATATTTGTAAATATAAAACATTCTCTTTTAAATATTGCTCCACCAGACATAATCGGGGTTTGTTGATATTGCGATAAAAACATAAATTCGTTTTTTTGCAACTCTTCTAATCTTTCTGCTGTATATTGCGAGGGTAATTGACATATTCCATCAACTACTAATTGTAATTTTAAAAGATTAAATTTATATTTTTCCAATAAGAATCCTGTTAAATCTTCTAAATGTAATCTTTGTTGAATATTGACAATCGCAACTTCACTATCATTTAATCGAGACAACAAAGTTTCTTCAAAATATGATTTAACTTTGTTTCTGCGAACTTGTGAATAAATATCAGAGGGTTTATTGCTATCATCTATAATTAAACTGCCTGAAAATTGCTTAGCTCCTCTAACCCCACAATTATGAACTAATACTTGACTATTATTTATAAAAAAGTTATTATAGTCTTTTATGGTTAAACAATAACTTGGTTCAAAATGATTACTATTGATAATATCGACTATTTTCCTATTCCCTTTTTTGAAGAATACTTTATTAGTAAGTGTGGTAAAGTTTTTACTAATATTAAAAAGAGACTGCTTAAACCTTGCCTTGACAAAAAAGGATATTACTACATTAGCCTTAAATGTATAAAAACTAATAAATCTGTAAAACATAGAATTCACAGGCTGGTTTGTTTGACTTTTATTGGCGAGCCTAATGGATTGGTAGTAAGGCATCTTAACGGGAATTCTAAAGACAATAGATTGGAAAATCTTGCTTACGGAACTCAATCCGATAACGAACAAGATAGCATAAAACACGGCACTCATTATAGAAACACTAAATTTACAATTGAGCAAGTAAGACAAATAGCAAGTGATAGAAGACCATATAATGAAATAGCTAAGGATTTTGGAACAGCTAGAAATTATGTTTCCGACATTAAATCTGGCATTTTCTGGGGTAGAGAAACTGAAGGAATTAGATACCAAAGAGGTAGAATTGGAGCTAAACCTCTTCATGAAAGATTTACCAATGAACAAATTAAATTTATTATTGATAAAAATAATTCCAGAAAAAAGATTTTTGAGAAGTACGGAACTCCTATTCATACCATTAAAAACATTAGAAAAAAGTTTAAAGCCGATTCTTAGGTCTTTTGCTTGTATTTCTTGTCCATTCTCTAAATAAAAAATATGATCGGGAGTAGCGTTTATTATTTCATTATTATCTAATTTTATTTGCAAAAATGGTGATGTGTCATTTTTTATGAATCTTTCAATTTCTTTTAATTCTTTTTTATCATTTTTAAAATTATAAGCCCAAACCTTAATTTGTATTTTATTTTCAACAATATCTCCTAATTTTAAATATCCATTTTCCGTTAAAACTAAAGTATTGTAATCAAAGCAACCAAACCCCGTCAGCTGACTTCCAACAGAAGAAAATAAAACAACTCCACCTTCTGCGGTTGTTATTTTCCTGCTCGAAAATGTTGCCTTTCCAGTTTCTTCAATAATATAACTTTGCCAAAACTCATCAATCGCATTAAATTCTTGTTTCTCTTCTTTAATTCCATTGTCATACATTGCCAAATAAATCGGGTGGGTCAATATATTTGTTAAATCTCTTGATATATCGTTAAGTAATGCTTGCGAATAGCTAGTATAAATAAAATTACTTCTTGGATTAATAGCTAATGTGTAAGCGATGAAATATTTTGCTAATGTAGTTTTTGCACTTCGGGGGCAAACATTTATATTCAATCGCTTCTCTTTTAAATCATAAACATCTTGATAAGCTTGAAATAACTTTGGGTGCAATGCTTCTTTAATAAACTTCCTGCCTTCGATAGCTTTAAACATATATAAAAACCAGCGTTCAAAGCCTTCTTTATGTAAGAGTTGTCCAAAATATTGCGGGTGTTTAATCTCCATCGATTACTTTATCAATATGTTTCTTGTAAGCTTCTTTTTCTTCTTTCTCAATGTAAACAACTTTTGATTTTACTTCGCCTGATAATTCGGTTTCTGTTTTTAGTGAAAACTCATCTTTACATTTTCTTTCTAAAACGAACTTAGCAGTGTTTATATCTTTATCAATAACAAGCTTATCGTAAACAATATTTTTACTTAAAATCACTGTATTCTTTTTCAACCACTCTTTTTTTTCGCTAAAGTCAGGATTAGCAACGCAGTAATCATAGAAAGCATCTTTTGAAATTCCAACGCTTTTGTATGCATCATAGTCGCTGTAGCCTCGCTCAAAACAATATTCTAATTTTGCGATAACCTGAGGTGTCATTATTGTAGGTCTGCCAGTTTTTTTATGTTCGCTTTTCGGTTTCTTTTTAGTCATAAGTTTTAACCATATTTTCTTTTTGATTTATTCTTGATAGCTTTATTAATATCATTACATTCTAAATTAATCAACAACTTTCTTTTTGGCTGTTTATCTCTCCTGCAAATGTAAGTCTTAATCATTGGCTTCCAAACACTTTTTTTCAATTGCTCTTTTAAACTAGCAATTTCTTTTTCTCTTGAAATAAATTCATCGATAGTAATTTCAGACATTTTTGTAAAAATATATTAATTAAAAGAAAATCCCTAGAACCCTAAAGAA